AGAAGAGCGTGAAATTGTCGCTGGTTGGTATGCAACTGAAGATGGTCACACAACTTCTGTCGCACACTGGTTAGAGGAAGATGATTTCCGTAAGAATGGTGGAGTGATGAATCATGAAACTGTAGAATCTATCAGCAAGCGTCGTAAGCCATTCACTGTTGATTATACAGGTTTTGGATGGGTTATGATTAAGAATGGTGTCTTTGAAAATCTAGAATATCCTTGGTTTGCACCTAAGATGCAAGTCTTTGAATCTGGAGCAGTTCAAGATATGTGTGGAGAAGATGTTTCATTCTGTCTTGATGCAAAGGAAGAGGGATTTGAAATCTGGTGCGATCCTCGTATTAGAGTTGGACACGAAAAAACTCGCGTAATCTAATGAAATACAACGTACTTTACAAAGGACGTAAAATTTATACAGACCTCAGTGCAGAAGAATGTACTGAGGTTATTCAAGACTTATCTGAGCGTTTTTACTCGGATGAAGATGTTGATCCTAATTTAATTGAACTGGAGGAAATTAACGATGGCTAAAGGTGGAAGTAATAAGACTGTGTTCGAAGCCGGAGCACCGAAGAAGACTCGTCAAGGTCGTTCTTCTCGTACACTACTCAGTGCAACCTCTCGTAATGGACGTAAGAAAAGGTATCGCGGACAAGGAAAATAATATAGATAGAGCAGGAAGAAATTCCTGCTTTTTTATTATAAATTTATGGCATATTTAAATCACAATCTTCCCACAATTACTTGTTACATTCGTAATGAATTTCTTTATAATCATAAAAAAGGTTATGGGGAGGTAACTTTATGCGACATGCATTCCGTAGCGTCCTTAGAGAAGCACGTACCCCTCTTTGAGGCATTTTTAGAGAATGGGGTGAACTGGACTCGAAGACCTATTCATGCATTTTGTTGGAAGCCAGACGCACCAGTTCCAAAATTGGAAGAATGTATGTGGTGGGATTGCTTTTCTCCTTATATTGATGTTCAAGTACGTTCAAGACTTGCTAACTTACGTGCGGAACTTATTAATTATAGAGGAGAAAAGAATGAAGGAACGTATATGTTCACTCTTGATTGGTCATGGGAATCAAAATCAACTCTGAACACTAACTTTAGTGAGACTCCAGAGCATAAATGCGCTCATTTTTTTAAGATGGACGATGGTAATTTTTATGCATACCCAAATAATAAAATTTTATGGTATGATGATGCATGGACTAAGAACAGAATTACCAAAAATCCAGGATACGAAATTGATTTAACCGAATATTCAGTCGAAAATCGTCGCAAAATTGAAACTTCAGACGATTTTATGTACGAAATTACAAAAATTCGGGATAGCAACCCCGTAAAAAGTTCTGATTTTAACGAATCAAAAATGAAATTCACTCAAAAATACGAAATGATGAAGATTATGATGACTGGAGTTATGGTACAGAACCCGTATATGAAGTAAAACCTTAATAAATAAGATAGATTTATTTTTTATTCTTATGCCTTTAGAAAGGACAAGTCAAGGCTTTAAGGATTTGAGTATGTCTTTTCTTACAAATCCATTGAATTATGATCTAATTGCACTTAATAATGAAACAGCGATTTCTCGTTCCATAAGAAATTTGATTTTTACAGTAAATGGAGAGAGAATTTATAATCAAAATCTTGGTTCCAGAGTATCTAGATTTTTATTTGAAAATATTGATGAAAATACTGCAATTGCATTGAAGGATGAAATTGAATACACTATCGTAAACTTTGAACCAAGAGTTGAGTTGCTCGATACCATTATTGTTCCCAATTATGACAATAATGAATTCAATGTCACTATTATATACAACATTATAGGCATTGATGTGCTATTAAGGTTTTACTTCATATACGGGTTCTGTACCATAACTCCAGTCATCATAATCTTCATCATTTCGTATTTTTGAGTGAATTTCATTTTTCGTAGATACCACGGATTTTAACACAAATCCTCTAACATTAACTTTAAAAAAAGGGGTAGTTGCAACTACTCCAACAATAGGAGACCAAGGATACTCTTTTTGTATTTTAAATGATGTTACAGTCCCTGTGATAAATGGGATTGCTTTATTTGAAGATATTGAAATTTATGAAGGGAATTATGTAGTAGATACATTTACGGTTTCGGCCGACATTGCAAATCAAAGATTTATCTTGTCAAACCCAAATGTTGATACATCTATAATATCAGTATCAGTAAGAAATAATCAAACTAGCACCGTCTCAAGAAAATTTGTCCAATCCAATAATTTATTTTCAGTTTCTTCATCATCAAGAATATTCTTTGTTCAAGAAGTTGAAGATGAGAGATATGAACTAATTTTTGGTGATGGAATTTTTGGCGAAAAATTAGAAAATTCAAATTATATTGAAGTTTCTTGCATAATAACTAATGCAGAATCTGCAAATGGGGTATCTTCATTTACATTTAATGGAAGAATACTCGATAATTCTGGGTTATCCGTTACTTCAGGAATTTCTTTAATAACCACTAACACCGCATCTAGTGGTGGGCAAGAAATAGAATCAGTAAACTCAATTAAAAAATATGCATCTCGATTTTATGCATCGCAAAATAGAGCTGTTACTGCATCTGATTATGAGGTTATAGTTCCAAGATTATATCCAGAAACTCAATCAATATCAGTGTATGGTGGAGAAACCTTAGACCCTCCAGAATTTGGAAAAATATTTATTAGCATAAAACCATATAATGGTACTTTTGTACCACAATCTATAAAAAATAATTTAAAGGTGAAATTACGCGATTATAGTGTTGCTGGAATTGTTGTTGAATTTATAGATTTAAAATACGTTTATGTTGAAGCAGATATTACAGCAAATTACAATGCAAACTTAGCACCCGATGCAAATTTTGTTAGTTCTATTATATCAAACAATATAAATTTATATGCAAATTCAACAGAATTAAATAGGTATGGTGCCAAGTTCAAATACAGTAAATTTCAAAAAATTATAGATGATAGTCACCAGTCACTTGGAGATTTTCCAAATGCGGACAATCAAACTGGTACTATTTTTCTTTTTGCTACTATAAATGGAACAGATTCTATCATTGCAAAAAGATCTGTTGGTACGATTGATTATGTCAAAGGAGAAATTAATTTATCACCAATAAACATACTATCTACTGCAAAAAAAGTAAATCAAAAACCAGTAATTGAAATTTCTGCAATACCTCTTTCAAATGATGTTATTGGAAAACAGGATCTTTATTTGCAACTAGATATTAGTAAGGTAAACTTAAAAATGAAGTTGGATGAAATTGAAACTGGATATGATAGTTCTGCTTCTTTATACACCCCATCTACAAGTTACACTAACGGAAGTCTCATAAGAAAATAAAATGGTAAAGACAAGAGTTAAAATTAGTTCTGTAATCGAAAATCAATTACCAGATTTTATTAAGGAAGAATTTCCTCTGGTTGAAGAGTTTTTATCTACATATTACCTTTCACAAGAAAATAAAGGTGAGGCATTTGACATACTTAATAATATAGATCAATATATAAAACTTGATAATTTAACTAATTTAACAACAAGTACCGTTACAACATCAAAAACCACTCTGATTGATACTAGTATCGAGGTTGTATCAACCAAAGGATTTCCGGATTCGTATGGACTTTTAAAAATTGATGACGAAATAATCACATATAAGTCAAAAACTAATACAACTTTTGAAGAGTGTGTCAGAGGATTTAGTGGAGTTTCATCTTATGATTCAGGAAATCTAATTTTTTCATCAACAAATATAACTGAGCATTTAGAGCAATCTAAAGTTGTAAATCTCAGTTCTTTACTTTTGGGTGAATTTTTTAATAAGGTAAAATCTCAATTCACACCAGGATTTGAAAATAGAACTTTATATTCGGGTTTAAATGAAAATCTTTTCATTAAACAAGCCAAAGATTTCTATTCATCGAAAGGAACAGACCAGTCTTTTAAAATTTTATTTAAAGCACTTTATGGCGACGAAATAAAAGTAATTAAGCCAAGAGACTATCTTTTTATACCATCAAACTCTGATTATAGAGTTGTAAAAAGATTAGTTGTTGAGGTATTAGAAAATGAGGAATTTGTCAATGATGTTTTAAATAGAACAATATATCAAGATGAAACTCAAACATCCCAAAAAGCATTTGGTTCAATAAACAATATTGAAAAAATTCTTCGTGGTGAAAAAGAATACTATTCTATTAGTTTAGACTATACTCCAGATTCAGAAACATCTGAACAAGGAGAATTTTCAATACACCCAATAACAAAAGTAACCTCCCAAGTATCTATAGGTTCAAGCGTAATAGATGTCGATTCCACTATAGGATTTCCTGATCAAGGAACTTTAGTTGCAAAATTAAAAAATGGTAGTTCTCTAGTTATCACTTATAAATCAAAATCTCTTACTCAATTCTATGAATGTAGTGGAATTTCGCAAACTATTCCACCAAAACAGGATATAAGAATAGATTCTTATGCATATTCCTATGCAGGTGTTGGGACGAGTAATATCGTAAAATTTAGAGTAACTGGTGTTTTATCTGATTTAAATATTAACTCAAACACAAAACTTTTTTCCGAAAATGACATTATAAAAATAGATACTCTCGGTGAAGATGAAACCCAATTTGCTGCAAATAATTGGTTTTTTAATATTCCAATAAATTATGATGTGGAATCAGTATCTTTAGTTGATATTTCTTCATTTTCTTATACATTTAAGACTTTTGAAGATAATTTTTTAAGAATAGGGGATAAAATTGTCATACATTTAACGAATGGTCCTTCTATAAATTCTTCAGTTATATCGATTATAAATTCAAAATCATTTAACGTGAGTGGTCAGGGGCAAATAGATGCTTCTAGAGTATACAGTGTCGAAAAGATTTTATCTAAAAGTAAATTTAAAAATTTTCCAAATTCTAAAATTTACACTTCAGATGTTCAAAATGTTTATGGAGACAGAAAAGGTACATATTTAATATCTGCATCATCTCTTCCAAATTACTTTGATTTGGATTTAGAAACAACTAATGGAAAAAATGTTTTCAGTGGAAGTTACAAACAACAAGAAGAATTGGAAATAGGAACACATTATTTTTTAACAGGAAATTCTGTTATATATGTCCCAAATTCAGAGCTTATCGAAAATAATTTATTTGATGCAGACTTTAATAAAGAACTGGAAGAAAGAATTTATTTTGTAAGAAAGATTAGTTCTACAAAAATAAAATTAGCGAGAAGTAGAGAAAATTTATATAAAAATAGTTATATAAAAGTTTCTGGTACAGCGATAGATAATGTAATTATAGATTCTGAGTTTTATAATAAAGATTTACAATCTCAGAAGTTATTAAAAACTATTAAAGAACCACAAGATA